CCCCCTAGGTCTCAGATGAGATAAGGCGAAACCTGTGCCGCCACCAAATTTTTGCACCATAGCAGTATCTGTAGCTGCTTTCATAATTTCTTCCATACTATCTTCTAGTGGAAGTACAAAACAGGCAGATAAAGTTCCTTGTTCTGTACCAGCATTCATTAAGGTTGGAGAATTAGGTATGAATTCCAGATTAGCCATAATAGAATAAAAATCTTTTTCAATAAGGTCTAATTCTACGGGAAGTTTCCCATAAGTATTATCTACAGAAGCAACGGCTCTAGCTACCCTGTGAAATAATTCAGAGGAAGATTCAACTACTTCTCCTGTTGTATCCTTTAAATAATATCTATGAGATAGAATAACTTCTGCTTGCTCTGTAATATCTATTTTGTTTGTGACAACTGTATCTATTTTATTATTTAATATCATTGAAAATTCTCCTGTTAAATTCTTTATTTCCTATAACCACAATATAAACAAAGCCCCCGCTCAGGCACCCAAAAGTTCGGGTTACAAACAGGGTCTCCGCATTTCGGATTTGGTGCCCCATTAGCTCTTTCTATTGGATTAACCGGCTGCATCTGTAGTGGTTTATCTTCGAGGTTAGCACCTTTCCGTTCATTATCCATCTGCTTCCTGCTGTCAGGAGTTTCTCCGGGACTTATTGCATCAAACCAATCTGCTGCATTCCCTAAATCTACAAACTTATATGCTGTGTCATGTGCTGCCTGTAATGCCATTGCAATTGAGAAAAAAGCATCCCCATGTCCCATTGGTGTGTTGGGAGCTTTTAATTCATTACTTACAGACAAAATCTGCTGCTTCTGTCTTTCGTCCTTGATTAGTTTTAATATACCTCCATGGACAAATTTTTCAAAGACAGAAGCCATAGTGTTTTTGGTTTTTTGGGAGAAATGCATCCCCCTCCATCTAGCATCTAATCCACGGTCTTCTAACTCCCCTCTAGTGTTATCAACATAGCCTGAAGACAAATCAAAATTATCAGCTACTTCATTCAAATATTCTATTTGGTCAGAGTAACTCCAACCATCTAAAAAGGACTGATGAATTTGTTTTATCTCTTCTCCCCGCTTCCTAAATAATACTAAGTGAGATGGGTGTTTCTTTTTACCCACATCAAAGCCTCCAAAGATATAATCACCCGGTTTTAAGTCCGTATATTTTTTCGTTACTGGTAGAGACCTTAAGGTTTCATCCTCACACTTTGTTATGTCTTCTGCATTAAAATATGACTCCGTAGCAAAATGCGGTACTAACATAAATTCAGAAGCAAAAGATTTTGGTCTTGCTTTTTGCTGGGATAATAAATACTTCTCATCCATTATCTCGGGAGCTAACACTCGTCTCCCCGGAATTGGGTCTAGAGCAGGTAATACCCTAGACTTGAATCGTGCATCATCTTGTAACTTAGCTAATAAATCTCCGGGCATCATAGGTGTACCAACCACAATAACAGGTGCAGCCTTCAAAGGTATGAACATAGATTCTGTCATGAAGTGGTCTTCAACCTTAGTTATCTGCCCAATATTCAACGGATTCTCTGGGTCTCTCAAAACATCATCGGCAATCAAAGCTCCATTCACATGCATGCCTCTTTTGAAAGAAAACAATCCCCCATGCATAATATCCATAGGTTGGTTGTTCTTATGAAATCTGGCTGAAAAGTCTGCCTTTGGGTTTCTATTTATAAGTATCTCAGAAATAATCGGATTTCTAGAAACTACTTTATTGATTTCTGAAATATGATATTTAGCCATTCCATCGCTATAAGATAGATATAAGACAGCCATATCTCTAGGAGCCGTTAATAATCTCCAAACACTAAAGGCATGCCCTAATATTGTGGACTTGAAATGTCCTCTGGGTAATACTGCCACATAATTTAAACCCTCTGCTAAACATTCTTCAATGTCCTCCGTTAATACTCCTACGTGCCAAGCTTTAAAGTATGCTGGGTTATCATAACTCAAAGACCAAATATTTTCAACAAATTCCCTAAAGGTCCCGACTTCATATTTCTTCTGGTCAATAAGACCATCAGAAATCATATTGAAGGCTCCCTCTACACTAATAATATCTTTTGCCATAACTACACGTCCCTATGTTTTTGCTCTATAGATTTCAACTTTATACCAATTCTTTGTAGTGTTTCTTGGTCTGATATTTCTTCAATTAAAACTGTCATTATATCCTGAACAAACTCTAGATTTATCATGCCCTGAAGAACATCTCTCTGACCTTTTATACCTATATCGGCCGCCCTAGCAGCATCTAAAGCTCTATCATAATGAAGTTCTCCCATTTCCCTTACTGCTTTACTCGCCATTTCAGTATACCCATCTAATTGGTCTGCCTGCATTCTCGTAAATCTCTGTCCTTCGGACTCAGCTAAAGCGGTTTGCTTATCCGATATAGCAACGGCCTTTTGTTCACCCCATTTTTCTTTTTTAGCCCACATATAAATAGTAGGGGGGGCAACGGCATGTCCCTCTGTAGAGACTTCCTCAGCTATTTGTTTAGCTGTTTTGTCCCCTTTTAGGAATAATTCCATAGCTTTTAATTTTATATTGTCCGGTATGTATTTAGGCATAATTTACTCGTATATATTGTTGCCATCTAATGCACCATAACCATCATCAGATGCATGTTGGGAATCTATGTTTCCTCCTAATGGAGAGCCATCGGAGTTCAGAAATTGAGAAAAGTCCCAATAACCAGTCTTGTCTGTATGAGCTGTATAACAACTTGGAACCTTTATTTTTGCCCCGTGAGGTAACGTCATCTCATCAAACTGTATTCCTATTTCACCTCTAGTGCAAACCCCTGCCCAAATATGTTCTTGTTCATTAATAGGTTTATAGTTTTGTCTCTTTAAAAGAGTCCCTGTAGTTCTTTGTAGGCCCTCTATTTCCTGATTACTTGCACATTTAGAAAATTTACACCACACTATAGTACCATGTTTCTTTTTTACATCCTCAAGGGTAGGTAATTTTTTAGGGTACTTATCTTTATACTCCCGTTTCTTTACTTCCTTCTTGCCCGGAAAGGCCATGGTAAAGCCCCTCACTACCTTTTGTAATCCACCTGCAATACTCATACTAGAACCTCCTTTTGTTCCATAATGCAAGACACGCTGCGTCTGCATAATCTTGTTCGGGGAATTTATCTCCCCACTTTTCTACTACATATTTCATTATATCGTCTTTTTTGGCATTTCCCCTGCCCAAAACATTCTTTTTCCATGTCCCATGAGGAACAAAAGAAGTTTCAATATTAGCATGAATAAGAAATGCCCAGACAGCACCCACCACCCTAGAAAGTTTAGTCATATTATTAGACCTAGCTCCAACCGGAACAGAATCTTCCAATGCGGCATATTTAGATTCAATGTCATCTAATCCTAATCTAAAATTTTCTAGCAGTTCGGGAAATCTATCAAAATAATTAGCCTTTCTATCACATTCCCATTTATACATTCCTGTAATTTCTTCCTTTTCATTTATAACTACAGCATGAATAGCAAATGAAGAGGTATCTAATCCTATAAATTCCATACTATTATTATACTAATAATCAAATACTTTCCGCTCGTTTAGTTCTTAAAGTTACAACTCGACTCACAGTTTGGTAAGCCGTTGTATATGTGTTTAATAACCCTTGAAATTTTTTTAGTTCGACACTTTGGTCAATAATATCCTTCTTTTGCTCCCTTAAAGCTTCAAATCTAGTCATTACTTCTCCTCGTAATTCATCTTTATTGGGCTTTTTCTTACCCGATTCTTCATATTCTTTTGCAACTGCATAGACAGATGTATTATATCCTTCAGTAAAAGCTGCTTCTAAAGCCCCTACGGCTGCCTCTATATCAGCAAGCTTTGTTTCTAAAGACGCTTTATAACCCCCATAAACTATTAAGAACTTTTCCAATTCATTATCAGGATAGGTTGCTAAATCTCCAAATAATAAATTATGTTCTTTAGGTAAATTTGGGTCGAAGATAGGTATTCCGAATAAGTCTACATTTTTCTTAGCCCTACTTATAGCCTTTATAGGAGACCATTTTGTTTCTCTCTCTTCCATTAAGCAGTTCCTACCTTTCTACAAGCACACCATGACGAACCAGTACAACTTTCAGGTCTTGCCAACATGTCTTGAATTTTAAAGCATCTGTTTAAAATCGCATTCCATTTTTCAATGTCTCTTTGAATAACAAAGGTTTTTATTTTCTGGTCATTTTTATTCTCATAAAAAACAGTACCTTGATTATAGTCACCTATGTTTAAATAAATTTGCAACTGTATTTCGTGTTCAGGTTTCGGAGCTTTTAGTTTATAAAAACCAGATGTATTAATAGATTTTAATTCTATCGGGTGCTCCCCATAAGTATAATGTCGAATTAAAAAGTCAATTCTTCCTGAGATAGGAGGAATTTCTTGTTTTACAGCAATTTCCCGGTCAATCAATATATTCATATCATCTAACCATTTATCAACTCGCTCTTCTAAAGAGCTTCCTGTTTGAAATATTCGTTCTAAATTAGGAGCTAATGTTTGGCTAACCATCTTACCGTTATAACATAACCATAAATATCTATCACAAGGGTTTCCTAATGATGAAGGATAAAAAACGCCTTTTCTAGGAGCATCCATAACCCCCTCCAAATGGTCGTCTATTTGATTCGTTAGCCAAGAATCTTCCATGTACAAATTCTTTTCTTTAGTTTTCGTTTTTACTGCCCTAATTTGATTAATTCCTGCCATAAGGCCTCCTTTATTTTTCCCAAGGTAGTTTCTTTTATATGTATAATATACTCAATGTCCTCTAGGGATAGTAAGTCTTTATCCCTCTTCTCATCTCTTTTAGATAAATGTCCGTAAACCCCATCTGCTTCAATCACCATTTTTATTTCTGGTATATAAAAATCTACTGTGTAAGGATGATAATAAACTTGCTCATCGTACCTCAAACCAAATCCATCAAGACTCCTTGCAATAATAAGTTCTTGTTCAGTAAAATCTCTAGGAGGTAAGTTCATTTTTAAGTTTCATGAATAATACTTCGTCTTCTAGAAACTTTTCTTTTATCCCATTTAATCCCATAGCTTTGATTTCACCATATGTATACCATGCCCCAGCTTGAGTGATTAATTTTTGGTTAATTGCATCTCTAATATAACTTTCAAGTACATCGATACCCCCCTCAACCCTAAAAGGTACCATAGCAGAGTCCCAATTCTCCCCTCCTGTCTTAGACTTTCGTAATCTAATATTCATATCAAATCCAACCTTCTTCTCGCCCTCAGTTATCCACCCTTTTCGTTGTACTTGGAGAATAGAGTGAGAAAAGAACACTTGACCTAGACCTGCAGGCATTGGGTCTAGTGCCACTGGACCCATACTAGCTCTTACTTGATTAATTGCAATGAACGCAGAACCATTTTGAAGGTGTGGGAAAAGTTTGGGGAGAGCTGTATTTACAAATCTTGATTGCCAAGCTACTGGACTATACCCAAAAGACTCATCAAGCATTTTAGTTGGTACAAGTCCCGCTATACTGTCCAAAACTATAACCTCAAAGCCAGCTATCATAGCTTCCCTAACATGCTCTAAAGCTTCTTCCCCAGTTGTGGGTTGGGAAACAAGTATTTTTTGGCTATCCACTCCACAGGTTGTCATCCAATCCTTATCGTAAGATAACTCTGTATCTACCCAAACAGCTTTACCACCCATTTTTTGAGCATTAACAACTATCTGAGAAGCTAAATAAGACTTACCTACATTGGTTGGTCCATATATAAGAGTCATCTTTTTAAAAGGAATGCCTCCTCCAGTAAGTTTATCTAGTGCTGGTATGTTAAAAGGTATTCGATTATTTATAAATATATCACTATCCCCCCTAACAAAATTTAAAGATTTCTTTTTTAGTAGTTTTTCTATTGCTTCTTCGGCATTATTTTCCATTATTCAGTCTCCTCTTAACACATTCGGCCCATGACATATATGTAGCACAGGTCTGTATTAATTCAATAAATAATTTAGTTTCACTATAACTAAAGAGTTCTTTAGCTACTTCACCCTGTCGTTGAGTAATTAAAAGATTCCACCAAGAATCATCATGGTTCTGTTCTCCAAAGGAAGCGTCTTGGCGTTCACGTTCAGATAATATAGCCTCAAGGACTATAGCTCTATCATTCTGCTTCATCTAATACTTCCTCAATTTGCCTATCTAACTCTTTGTTTAAATAGTTTGAGCTCTCTTGAACGTGTTTTACAAAAACATCGTCCAGTTGTTGGTCTAATGGAAAGTTAGGGTCAATCTCAGGGATTGATAACTCTGTTTTATGGTGTCCACCAAATCTATTGCTCTTATCTAATGGAAATGAAAAATTCTTACTCATACTATATTTTGGTCTTTCAACTTCACTCATCTTTTTCTCCTTATAATTTGTCTTTGT